GTGTGCTCTTCCGATCTACTTTTTCCAACTCTACGGCATATTTTTGAGAAAGGGGAAGCCATGACAAAGGAAAAATGGGTTGAAACTATCGAAAAACAGATGGAAAAACTCGGTACGGCCGACCCATCTTATCAATCTGCGGTAGAAACGCTTGCAGAGATACTCGAACAGCGGGATAAGACAAAAGCCGAGTTCAAAAAGTCCGGCGGAAAGTCTGTGATCGAATACACCAACAAGGGGAATGCCACTAACATGGTGAAAAATCCTCTGTTAATCCTTTGGGACGACCTCAATAAGAGCGCACTGGCATACTGGCGCGAATTGGGGCTTACTCCTTCGAGTTTCCGCAAAATGACCGGCGGAGCAAAGGAAAAGGAGGAAAAGGGCGGCCTTGCTGCTGCTCTTGCAAGTCTTGAAACAGATTAAGGGTAAAAATTGGCCCGTAGTCCTTGAGTATGCCGAAAGCATCAGAGACGGTAAAAAGGTAGCCTGCAAGGAATTGCAGCAGGCCGTTGACCGTTTCTTTACTGACCTTGATAATGACGAGTACGATTTTGCGCCGAAAGGCCCAGAATTTTGCATCCAGATCATCGAAAAGACCCTTTGCCATCAGCAGGGGGAAAAGCTGGACGGTACACCACTGCGTGGAAAGCCGTTCCTGCTGGAGCCGTTTCACAAGTTTATCATTTACAATCTTTTAGGGTTTAAGCTGAAAGGCACAGATGTGGTGCGGTTTCACGAAGCCCTTATTTTTATTCCTCGGAAGAATATCAAAACCAGCTTTGCAGCTTCCCTCGCCTGGGCGTTGTCCCTTTGGTACCGGCGCAGCGGCTCTAAAACCTACATATCGGCCGCAGCGCTGATGCAGTCCCTTGAAAGCTTTAATTTCTTGGATTACAACATCCGGCTAATGGGCGAGGACGAGAAGCATGGCGGCGGTGTAAAGATCATAGACAACAACAATGAACACTCGATGGAGGCGGAGCTTCCGGACGGCTCGTTTTTTATCCGCGCACTGGCTGCAAACCCGGATGCGCAGGATTCCCTTAACTGCAATATTGCGATCTGCGATGAAATCCACGCCTTTACCAAGCCAAAGCAGTACAACCTTTTCAAAGAGGCGATGAAGGCATATACCAACAAGCTGCTGATAGGAATTTCCACCGCTGGCGATAACGAACAGGGATTCCTTGGGCAGCGGCTGCAATACTGCCGCAAGGTATTGGATGGCACCATCAAGGACGAACAATATTTTATCTTCATGTGCTGCGCCAATCCGGATGAGGAGGGCAACATCGACTATACAAATCCTTTGGTACACGAGATGGCAAACCCGGCCTATGGGGTATCCATCCGACCGGAGGAAATCCTAAACGACAGCTTGCAGGCGCAGAATGATCCGCAGCAGCGGAAAGACTTCTTTGCAAAGTCTCTCAATGTCTATACAGGGGCTATCAAGTCCTATTTCAACCTCGATGAATTCCGGAGAAGCGACGAAAAATACAACTGGACGCTGGACGAGCTTTCCAAGCTCCCCATAGACTGGTACGGCGGTGCAGACCTATCAAAGATGCACGACCTAACGGCGGCTGCGCTTTTTGGAAATTACAAAGGTGTGGATATTATCATCAGTCACGCTTGGTTCCCGGTGGTGCAGGCCCATGTTAAAGCGGACGAGGACGGCATACCGCTTTTTGGCTGGGCTGATGATGGTCTTTTAACCATGTGTAACAGTCCGACCGTAAACCACGCCGATGTTGTCAACTGGTTTGTTACAATGCGAAAGCGCGGTTTCCGAATACGACAGGTGGGGCATGACCGTAAATTCTGCCGAGAGTATTTCATTGGCATGAAATCGGCTGGGTTTAACATTATCGACCAACCGCAGTATTTTTACAGGAAATCAGAAGGTTTCCGGCATATCGAGCAGAGCGCCAAAAATGGGACGCTGTACTATATGCATTCCGAAGCCTACGAGTATTGCGTTGGGAATGTCTCGGCCATCGAAAAGACTGACGACATGATCCAGTACGAAAAGGTAAGACCGACAAATCGAATTGATGTGTTCGACGCCTCTGTATTCGCCACAGTGCGGTATTTGGAGGCTTTGGATAAATCTAAAGCAGGAAAGAAATGGTGGGGTGATAAATGAGCATGGCAAATTTTTTTGAGCGCTTCCGCTCTCGGGATAAGCCCCAAACGCGGAGCGCTGTATGCCTGTGTGATGGAACCGGATGGAAAGACCTGACCTGTTCCGGATATACAGACCTTGCACACAACCCGGAAATCTGTGCTGCCGTTGATAGAATCGCTTACTTAATCGGAAGCATGACAATCTATCTGATGCAAAACACTGACGGTGGAGACATCCGGGTAAAAAACGGGCTGTCTCGTGTAGTGGATATCGAACCAAACAGCTACATGGGGCGGTCAAATTTTATCCAGTGGATCATTAAGACAATGCTTCTGGATGGCAGGGGGAACGCTGTGGTGCTCCCAAAGACCCGGAAGGGCCTGCTTCGGCGGCTTGACCCGATTCCGGCGGCATTTGTGGCATTTGTCCCGAATGGGGAACGGTATTACAGCATCGAAATATCTGGGAAAACCTATGACCCGGAGGATGTACTGCACTTTGCAATCAATCCGAGCAATTACTACCCATGGCAAGGTACTGGGTACAACATTGCGCTGGCTGATGTGGCAAATAACCTCAAGCAAGCGGCGAAAACAGAAAATGGTTTCATGGCCAGTGAATGGAAACCGTCTCTTATCGTGAAGGTGGATTCGCTGACGGACGAGTTTTCTGACCCGGAGGGGCGTGCAAAGCTCCTTGGCGATTTTGTTGCAAGCAATAAAGCCGGGGAACCTTGGCTGATTCCTGCCGAGCAATTCTCGGTGGAACAGGTAAGGCCCCTTACTCTATCTGATCTTGCGCTGGCAGACTTCGTAAAACTGGATAAAACGACGGTGGCAACCATTCTTGGCGTGCCGCCTTTTGTTTTGGGCGTTGGCGAGTTCAAGCGAGACGAATGGAACAACTTTATTTCTTCCCGTATCATGCCGATTGCACAGATTTTGGAGCAGGAGTTTAGCCGAAAGCTGCTCGTATCTCCGGATTACTTTTTCCGCTTCAATGTTCGCTCCCTCTACAACTATTCCTTGGAGGAAACCATCAAAGCTGGTGCGGAAATGGTTGACCGCATGGCAATGACGCGGAATGAGTGGCGCAGTTGGGTGGGGCTTCCTCCGCATGAGGGCATGGACGAGCTTTTGGCCCTTGAAAACTACATTCCCGCTGACCGTCTCGGCGATCAGAAAAAACTAAACGGAGGAGGTGAGTAAATGGTAGGAGCAAGACAGGCAATCAGCCGCAGCGGCGACTTTAAGACACGCGCTGCCGATGGAAACCTTTACATTGAGGGCTATTTCGCAACCTTTACCGGTGAGTACCGGATGTGGGATAAGGCCATTGAGCGTATTGACCGCGGGGCCTTTGACGGTACCCTCGGTGATGATATCCGGGCGCTGGTCAACCATGATACCACGATGGTGCTCGGACGAAACACAGCCGGTACACTGACCCTCCGCGTTGATGATTTGGGCCTTTGGGGGTCTATCCTCGTAAACCAAGCCGATCAGGATGCCATGAACGCTTATGAGCGCGTAAAGCGTGGAGATGTTTCCCAGTGTTCTTTCGGCTTTGACATCCTTGATGAGGAAACCGAAATCCGGCCGGATGGCACAACTGTGTGGACAATTCGCAAAGTCAAGCTGTATGAGGTATCGGTCGTAACCTTCCCGGCCTATGAGGACACCATGGTAGAAGCCAGGAAAAAAGACCTTGAAAAGATCAATGAGCGCAAGCTCGACCAATGGAGAGCCGACGCTCTCAAAAAACTAAGAAAGGAGTGCTGATATGGCACTGAAATCCATTATGATCGCCAAAAAGCTGGAACTGAAAAGGGCCGCTTTTGATGCGCTGATTGCCAAGGACGCCGAATTTGCAACCCGCTCCGCTGAAATCGAAAAGGCTATTGGCGAAGCCACTACCGAAGAGGAGCAGCAGGCAGTTGAGGATGCAATGAACCAATTTACCGAGGATCAGGATGCCCACAACGCCGAAAAGGAAAAGCTGTCCGCAGAAATTAAGGGCCTTGAGGAGGATTTGGAAAACGCTGAAAAAGATCCCCCAAAAGCTGACCACGAACCCAAAAAGAAAGACGAAAGGAATGATTTTACTATGAATACCATCAACATTCGCTCCCTCCCTATGAATGTACGCGCCTTTGACGCTCTCCCCAAGGAGCAGCGTGACGCTATCGTAGCCCAGCCCGATGTGCAGACCTTCTTTGCGGAGCTGCGTAACGCTGCCCACAGCAAGAGAGATATCACCGGTGGCGAGCTGACCATCCCTGTTGTATTCCTCGACCTCATTGCCGAGAATATGTATCGCTACTCCAAGCTGATGCGTCGTGTCCGCATCCGCAATGTCAATGGCGAAGCCCGTCAGACCATTGCCGGTACTGTCCCCGAGGCCGTTTGGACTGAAATGTGTGGCGCTATCAATGAGCTGACCTTCAGCTTTAACCAGATCACCCTCGACGGTTTCAAGGTTGCCGGTTATGTTCCTGTTTGTAACTCCCTGCTGGAGGATAACGATGTAAACCTCGCCTCCTGGATCGTCGAGATGCTTTCCGAGGCTATCGGCCTTGCCAAGGATAAGGCCATCCTGTACGGCAAGGGCGCTGGTCAGAAGATGCCTCTCGGTATTGTGACGCGTCTGGCGCAGGAGAGCAAACCCAGCGATTACCCGGCCAATGCTCCTGCTTGGGTTGACCTGCACACCTCCAACATCATCACCATTCCCACCGCTTCCACCGGCGAGGCTTTCTGGGCTGCGCTGGCTGTTGCTGCTGGTAACACCTTCACCCGCTATTCCCGCGGCGAGCGCTTCTGGGCTATGAATAGCAAGACCCTGGCTACTCTGCAGTCCAAGGCAATCCTTGCTACCGCTTTGGGCCGGTATGTCACCTTTGACGGTATGACCATGCCCATCATCGGCGGTGATGTGGAAATCCTCGAATTTATCCCCGATGGCGACATCGTTGGCGGCTATGGCGACCTGTACCTGTGGGCGCAGCGCTCCGGCATGACTATCGAAGCATCCCGCGAGGTTCAGTTCATTCAGGACAACACCGTATTCCGCGGCAAAGAGCGTGCTGACGGTATGCCCGTTATCCCCGGCGCTTTCGTGGCGATCAACATCAACGGCGCTTCCGTCACCACTTCCATGACCTTTGCAGCCGATACAGCCAACAACGCCAAGTTGTCCGCCCTGACTGTTGGCAACCTGTCCCTCAGCCCCTCCTTTGACGGTGATGTGCTGAGCTACACCGCTACCGCTTCCGCCGCTACCGCCGCTGTAAACGCTACCACTGAGGTTGCTGGTGCTCAGGTCGCTATCGCCTATAACAATACCAATGTGAAGAACGGCGGCACTGTTACCTGGCTGGCCGATGGTACTGCCCATCCTCTGACCGTCACTGTAAAGAACGGTAACGAGACTGTTGTTTACACCGTCAATGTAACCAAGGCTTCCTAAAAGGGGGTTAAAGCATGACAGACGCCGATATCCTCGTGATTTTGAAGGTTGATTTGCAGCTTTCCACAACAGCGCTCGACGATTACCTGTTGGCGCTGATCGCGTCTGCCAAGGAGTATATTGCTACCGAAGGGATTGTACTCTCCACCAGCACCGGAGATGCCATGCTGGTGGAGATGTACGCCGCCTACCTTTACCGGCAGCGCCGAGAAAAGGCGGTAGCGATGCCCCGAATGCTCCGGTGGGCACTTAACAACCGGCTGTTTGAGCAAAAGGCGGGTGGTTGATTTGGATGATCTCATTACATTGATCTCCCAAACCTTTGAGCAAAACGACATTGGAGTACAGATTGCCACAGAAACCGTGACACAGGTCTGGGCGCGTCTGCAATCCGCTACGCGGGCGGAGTTCTATTCCGCCGGTCAAAACGGTCTGCAGCCGTCCATTGTGGCGATCACTCCTATTGCGAATTATGCCGGTCAGAAAATAGCCGAGTGGCGTGGGACACGCTATTCCATTTATCGCACCTATTTTGCAACAGGTAGCGATGAAATAGAGCTGTATCTTGAGGAAAAGGTGGGCAACGATGTCGAAAACGGTTAAGCCGGATGAGCTGGCGGCGGCAATCCTGTCCGAGCTGAAAAACTATGACCAGGCTGTCACGGATGGCATAAAAAAAGAGGTTCGGCAGGTGGCAAAGGAATGCCGCCAAGACATTGTGACCGGCAGCCCGGTACAGACCGGCGATTATAAGGCCGGTTGGCGTGACAAGGTCGCATATGAGAGCTACAGCGATATCCGTATGCGAATTTTCAACAAAACGGATTACCAGCTCACGCACTTGCTGGAACATGGTCACGCAGGCCCAGGCGGAACCGCAAAAGGCTCTGCCCGCCCATTCCCCCACATCGGCCCAGCGGAGCAAAAGGCAGAGCAGAAACTATTAACCCGTGTAAAGGTGGTGATTAAGAAAGGATGACACTGCAAGAGGTCAATTCCCTGTTAAAACAGACGAGGATGCCCGTAGCTTACGGTTACTTCAATAAGCCGCAAAAGTTACCGTATATCCTATATCGCGTCTCCTACTCCAATAATTTTGGCGCTGACAATGTGGTGTATCACCCCATCAACCATATACAGGTTGAGCTTTACACAAAAGATAAAGACCTAACAGCAGAGGTCAAAGTCGAACAGGCTTTGTCCTCTCTGTTTTGGCAAAAGTCCGAAAGTTACATTGAGGATCAACAATGTAACCAAGTAGTTTATGAAATCGAGGTGTAAAAATGGCTGATAAAGTTAAATTCGGTATCTCGAATGTCCATTACGCTATCCTCGACGGGGAAAATAACACCTATGGCACTCCCGTAGCCATCCCCGGCGCAGTTAGCCTGTCTTTGGAGCCTTCCGGCGATACCACACCGTTTTATGCGGACAACATTCAGTATTTCGTAGCCGTGGCGAACAGCGGCTACACCGGCGATCTCGAAGTTGCCGTTTTCCCCGAAGCATTCCTCAAGGATGTTTTCGGGTATACTCTTGACACCACCAGCAAGGTGATGATCGAGAATGCAAACATTCAGCCCAAGTCCTTCGCCCTGCTGTTCCAAGAGGAGGGCGATGTGAACGGAACGAAGTTTGTTCTTTATAACTGCACCTGCACTCGCCCCACTCGTGAGCTGAACACCACGACCGAGAGCGTAGAGCCGCAGACGCAGACCGTCAGCATCACCGCTTCCCCGCTGGCAAACGGCAACTCCCTTGCCTACACTACGGCGGAGACCCCGGAGGCGACCGTGAACGGCTGGTACACCGCCGTATTCACTCCGACGACTGGAGGCTGAAATGAACAAAGTAATCGAGATCGACGGAAAAAGCGTAGGGTTGTGCGCTAATGCGCTGACCCCACGCATCTACCGCCATAAAGTGGGTCGGGACATTGTCCGTGACCTGCAAAAGCTACAAACGGCAGCGACATCCGAGGACGGATCTTTTTCCGTAAGCGATCTTGAAATATTTGAGGATGTCGCTTTTATCATGGCTCGGCAATATGACGGGTCCATCCCGGACAATGTTGACGAGTGGCTGGAGCAGTTTGAGATGTTTTCCATCTATAAAGTGCTCCCTGCCATTTTGGAGCTTTGGAGCCTGAACAACAAGACTACCGCTGTTCCAAAAAAAAAATAAAACAAACCGTGCGTGAGCCTACCGGGTCAACCTTTATGCTCCGCTGCGCTGAACTCGGGTTATCCGATGAAGCGCTGGAGGACATGACCTGCGGAATGGTCTATGATTTGATGATCGAAAAGGCCAACGACGCAGAACAGTATGCCATAAAGGGCAGACCCGGCGGCTTGCGTGATTTCTTCGCAGGAGGTGGTAAGATTGGCTGAAAATGTTAAAGGCATCGTTGTTGAAATCGGCGGCGATACAAAGGGATTGTCGAAAGCGATCAGCTCGCTGAACAGCGAAATCCGTGGGACACAATCGGAGCTTAATAAAGTCAATCGCCTGCTGAAACTCGACCCGACCAATATTGACCTGCTCAAGCAAAAGGAGAAGTTGCTCGGGGATCAAATCAAAAATACAGAAAACAAGGTTGAAAGCCTCCGAAACGCCAAAAAGAAAGCGGATCAGGAAATGGCGGACGGCACGGAGATCAACCAAAAACAATACCGCGAGTTAGTCCGGGAACTGACCAGCGCCGAACTAAAGCTGAAAGACCTACAGGCCGAAGCGTCCAGGAGCCGTGCGGCACTTGCACAGGTTTCAGCAGTTACCGGCGAAATAGCAGAAAAGTCCGGGAACATTGCAAAGAAGTTTGCACCGGCATCTTTGGCCTTTGCAGGAGCAGGAGTGGCAGCCACAAAAGCTGCTGTAGAATTTGAAAGCGCCTTTGCTGGCGTTGAAAAAACAGTAGACGGCACTACAGAGCAGCTTGCGGCACTCCGGCAGGGCATATTGGACATGGCAGAAGAAATTCCTGCGTCCACTACGGAGATTGCGGCGGTTGCGGAAGCTGCTGGACAGTTGGGTATTGCCACCGATGATGTACTTGACTTTACCCGCGTTATGATCGACTTGGGTGAAGCAACCAACCTTTCCGCTGATGAAGCTGCCTCTGCACTTGCCAAATTTGCCAACATTACCGGAACGACCGCTGATGAATACTCCAAACTCGGCAGTACCATCGTTGACCTTGGCAATAACTTTGCCACAACAGAGCGCGATATTGTTGAGATGGCTACACGCCTTGCGTCTGCTGGTACAGTTGCCGGGTTGTCCGAACAGGATATCCTTGCATTGTCTACCGCAATGTCCTCGGTTGGCATCAACGCAGAGGCAGGCGGTACGGCAATGACCCAAACGCTGTCTGCCATCAGCAAGGCCGTTTCCGATGGCGGAGACGATCTTAAGACATTTGCCAAAGTCGCCGGAGTTTCCGCAGATGAATTCGCAAAAATGTGGAGCGATGACCCAATCACGGCTATCCAGGGGTTTATCGGCGGATTGGGTGATATGAACGCAAACGGCGAAGATGTGCTTGCTGTGTTGGACGAGCTGGGCCTTTCCGGCATACGGCAATCCAACATGCTGCAGTCACTTGCTTTAGCATCTGGAGTGCTTGGTGATGCCGTTACAACAGCAAATAACGCGTGGGAAGAAAATGTTGCGCTATCCAACGAGGCAAGCAAACGCTACGAAACGACGGAAAGCCAAATGAAGATCCTGCGGAACGGGCTCAACAACCTGGCTATCTCAATCGGTGATATTCTGCTGCCGATTATCAATGAAATCGTCGCAGGGCTTCAAAATGCGATCGATTGGTTTTCAAACCTCGACGATGGTGTAAAGAAAACGATCCTTATTGTCGGCGGTTTTATTGCAGCAATCTCTCCTGTTGCTGGAATCATATCAGGCATAGCCGGAGCGATGAGCAAGCTGACAGGCACGGTAATACCTGCCCTTATTAAAGCGGCAACTAAAATGGGGCCGATTATTACAACCGTTGTAAAGGGAATTTCAAGCGGAATTGGGACGGCAATAGGTTTTATTACAAAAACAGCTATCCCAGCCGTTATGAGCGCTGTGTCATCTGCGTTCACATTCATAACGGGAACTGTAATCCCTGGAATTGTAACGGGCATAACGACAGCTGTTAACTTTTTGATAGCCAACCCGATAGTTCTGATTATTTCCGCCATTGTAGGCCTTGTTGCGCTGATTGCAACAAAGGGCGACGAAATACAGGCCATCCTCCAGCGTGTGGATGATTTCTTGCAGGGCGTATTTACGACGGATTGGTCGGAATCGTTTGGAGTATTGGGGGAAATCTTAAATTTCTTCTTCTCAACAGTAAAATCCATTTGGGATTCCATAAAGTCCGTTTTTGACGGTATTATCGATTTTGTTCGTGGCGTTTTTACTGGAGATTGGGAAAGAGCATGGACAGGTGTTCAGGAAATCTTTAAGGGCATCTTTACGGCGCTTGTTGCCATTGCAAAAGCGCCCCTTAACGGCATCATTGCACTAATCAACATGGTCATTGACGCAATCAACTGGATGATAAACGGTCTGAATAAGATCCACTTTGATGTCCCTGACTGGGTTCCTGTTTTGGGCGGTAAGTCCCTCGGATTTAATATTCCGACCATCGGGAAAATTGCTTATCTTGCCAAGGGCGGAGTTTTGTCCTCCGGCAGCGCCATCGTCGGCGAAGCCGGGCCGGAGCTGCTTACCATGGCCGGTGGCCGTGCCCATGTCATGCCGCTGAACGGAAACGAACGTGGCGGTATCATTATCGAAATGAATAACACATTTAACGGCTACGATAACGCAGCCGGTGAAGCTGCCGCAAGGAACTTGGTACAGGCGGTCAACCGTGCGCTTGGGAGGGCTTACTGATGAGAAAATTTAAGCTCCAGAACAGTGTCGGTGCCGAATGGGATTTGATGGGCAAAACGGCGTACTTCAATGCGCCGGGTGGATTAGGATTTGGCAAAACCTACTCTACCATCCAAGCCGGAAGCGCATGGCTGGTATCGGATGAATTCCTTAACCAGTATGCCGTGACAGGCGAAATGATATTCTTCGACTATTCCCGGTATCAGGCGTTTATTTCGTTCGTGACAAAAGGCCCGCTTTACCTGATGTATTCCCCGCTGGACACATGGTACAAAATCAAGTGCGAAGTGCAGTCTGCGGATAAGTCGGAGCTGAAATCCGGCTATTTGGCAGTACCGATTACATTCCTCTGCTTCGGGACTTGGCATGAAGCTGTTAATGTAACGCAAAGTCAAGCGCCAGACCAAGGGATTAAAAGGTATAGCTATACTTATCCTTATTATTACGCAGAAACAGCAACAGGAACTGCGAAAATAAGAAACGGGGATTTGGCATCACCGTGCAAGTTGCAAATCTTCGGCCCGGTCGTCAATCCTGCTTGGGCGCTTATCAAGGCCGGTACCCGTGTAGCGGTCGGAAAAGTAACCGCAACAATCCCTGCTGGGCACAAACTCGTTGTTGATGCTGACCCTGCTACAATGGAAATCGCAGAGTATGCGCTCGACGGGACATACATCCAAAACCTGTACCAGTCCAGCGACTTTTCGACCGGAAGATTTATCTATGCTCCGCCAGGAGAAAGCACTTTGACCTTTTCGCACGACGGCACATCGGATATAACCGCATATGTGGAGGTGGAAAAACTTGCGTACTCTGTTTAAGTGTGAAGTGTTCGCTCGTGATTATACTTTCCGCAGCTTTGCGCCGATTAAAAGCCCGGAGATACAGTTTGACTACCTAACGGCGGAAAAAACCACTCTCCGGGCGGTTAAAATCGATGCAAAGAAAGGCGATTTTATCAGCGTGACCGACCAAAACGGCGTTGTAGCCTATCAGGGGATCGTGGATGATGTCGAAACCGACAAAACAGGCGTGACCATCTCTGCACAGCCATTGATGGCGCTGTTTGATGTTGATGTGCATTTTGACCGCACCACATCCTCCAAAATAGAGCAGTTTATCGCCGGTATCATAACGGACAATTTCATTTCCTCCCATGATGCATTACAAAACATCACCGGCATGACGGTGGAAACGACCTCCGAGACCACCGGAGCGCTGAACCTCAAGGATAACATCCACAGCTTTTACGAGATCATTACCAAATCCTTGACAGCTTACGGCATAGCCATAAACATGGCCTTTGACCCGCAGAATAAGGCTATTACCGTTACGGTTGGAAAGGTAAGTGAAAGCGCTGTCATCGAAGCAAGCCTACAAGCCATTGTGGATAAAAATATTATCATTGGCGACAGCTCCGGCCAGCTGAACAAGGTGACCATCTACAACAAAGCGGATGAAACGCAGAATGTTACCTATTATCTGCACCCAAACGGAAAGGTTGACACCAACAATTCCGACCGGATTTCGCCGGTATTCTTCGCAGCGCAGTTTTTGGAGACCGATGTGGACTTTGATACCGCAGCTTATCAAAAGGCATACGAAGCACTCACTCCGCAGCAGTATGACAACATGATTGAGCTGACTGCCCGCAACGACTGCGGCGTGCTTGATACCTCTATGGCCATTGGTACAGAGGTGCTTGTAATTGACGGAGACAGCAGTTACAAATCCATCCTTACCGGCTATGCAAGGTCGCAGGATATCACAAAAATGACCTTTGGCGTTGTCCGCGCCGATTTGACCAAAATCCTAATCCTTGAAAGGAGGGCAAACGCATGATAACGCTACTCCAATATAACGCATCTATTGTTACCCCTACCGATGATGCTTACCTGTATAATCACATCATCAACGACAGCGGTATATTTACCGGCGTGGAGGTAACAACACAGGGCGGAAACATCATCAATGTTTCGGATGGCCGCGGAATTATCCTCGGCCGAAACTTTGTGGTAGAAGCGCAGACCATCAATGCTACGCTCCCGACCAGCGGCTCCGTCCCCGGTCGATTGCTTATCCAAATTGACATGGCAAACACCGAAGCACCGATTTCTTTTGTGACGCAGGCAGCCGATCCGCTTCCGGCGCTGGTGCAGGAGGATATCAATGCAAGCGGTACTGTGTACCAGCTGCCGATAGCCACTTACACAGCCCAGCCCACAATGATCTCCGATTTGCAGTATGTAGCGCACACCATCAGCCCCGGTACTGTTGCGAGCTTTAACGGCCGCACCGGAGCGGTGACACCGCAAACCGGCGATTACACCGGCAGCCAAATCAAAATCCCCGGCTACAAGCAGGCAACCTCCCGGCAGAATGTAACCGCAACAGACACGGTAACGCAGGCCATCGGAAAGATGGAGTACAAGATAAACCGGGCGGTTGTTATTAAGCAGCTTTCGCTTCCTGCGGCATCTTGGCTCGGCTCCGAAAGTCCCTACAGCCAGACGGTAACCGGCCTTGGGACTACTGCCAATAGCAAGGTGGATATCCAAATCGACACCGCCGCCTACAACACCATGGTTGATAGCGGAACCGGCGCTATCTATGTAGCGAACGACAACGGCACTATTACGGCCTATGCCTTGGGCGACAAGCCGACCGCGGATATTACCTTACAGGTAGCGATTTCGGAGGTGGTGAAAGGGTGAGCCTCGTCGGAAGATACACAACCCCAACCCACATTTTTACCGTCCCGTTTGATACCGGCACCATCTCAATGATGGCCGTTATCTACAAGCAGGGCGGCAATGTCATACTTGTAAAAGACCTTGAGGATTGCACGCTGGGAGATAAAACCGTTTCCTGTACTCTTACAGAGGAGGAAACTTCACTTTTCAAACCAAACCCGCAGGTGCAAATACAGCTGCGTGTTGGTATTGGCAATGCGCGGCTTAACTCCAATATCCTCAATGTATCTGTAGCAGATGTCCTTAAAGATGGCCTTTTGGATGATATCGCGGGCGGTGATACAAAATGATTTTTCAGACTACATTCCAATCCTCTGAAAACCAGTTTCAAACCGCTTTTGCATCTCCGACATCTACTTTTGCAATTACATTCGGCAGCGTGGTTGGCGTAGCGGCGGAAGTCTATAAGGGCGAGTACACGGTTACCCCTTCTGTTACCGACCAACTGCTGTTGACAAAGGAAAAAATGTTGAAAGATAACATGACCTTTATGGCGGTGCCAAAACAAATCGTAGAAAACCCCTCTGGGGGACAAACAGTAACTATAGGAGGCTAAAAATGGCTGACACTAAGTACAATTCCAAAATAATCTTTTATGGCGAAACCCTGATGGATTTGACCGGCGATACAGTTGATGCTGCAAGCCTGCTTAAAGGCAAGACAGCACACGACAAGACTGGTGCTCCAATTACCGGCACCTGTCCGTATGATGCCGATACTTCCGATGCAACCGCTACCGCTGCGGAAATCCTTAATGGCAAAACCGGCTATGTGGACGGCGCTAAAGTAACCGGCTCTATGCCGAACAAGGGAGCCGTTTCCCTCTCCATCGTTGACAAATCCACGGTAGCAATCCCTGCCGGTTATCACGATGGCTCCGGCTCCGCGGCTATCGACAGCACCGAAGCTGCGAAGATCATCGCCGGTAACATTAAATCCGGCGTTTCCATCCTCGGCGTAACCGGTGATTATGCCGGCGAACTTACCAAGGGTCAGAAAAAGACCGTAACCCCGGCCAAAGCACAGTTTAGCGTCCTCCCCGATGATGGCTATGACTTCCTTTCTGAGGTAGTCGTAAACGGAGTGCCGATTGCTTATGCCGATAACCCCGCAGGAGGTCAGACCGTAACGATTGGAGCGTGATTTGAATGGCGGTAAACAAGGTGGAGTTCTACGGAAACACCCTTATTGATATTTCCGATACGACCGCCGAGGAAAGCGCTGTTGTGGCCGGAAAAGCCTTTTACAAGGCAGACGGCACAAGGGCGACAGGAACCGCCGATTACCAGCCGAAAATCACGACACAAACCGTTTCCATTAGCTCCACTTGGAGCGGCAGCGGCCCGTATTATCAAACGATACTTACGGGCCAAGCCGCCGGGCTACAGGTGAACCTTAACCCCACCATTGACCAGCTGGCAGCGCTTGCGGATGCTGGTGTTACCTCGATGGTGGCAGCAAACGAAAATGGAACGGTAAAGATATACGCAGCTGGGGCGGCTCCTGCGGCGATGAGCCTACAAATCACAAAGATTATGACTTATTAAGGAGGACATCAAAATGAGCGTAATTTACGGCAACCCAATCATTGCAGGTGGTGGCGGCCTTGAGCTCGTGGCAAATGTCGTTGACGGGGCAACCGTTACCGCTACCCTTGGCAGTAAGACTGTGACAGGCGTTTCTGTTGGTGGTCAGGCTCGGCTTAAAATACCGCAGGAGGGCAAGTGGACTGTTTCTGCAACAAACGGGACGATGGTATCTGCCCCGCAGGAAGTCAGTGTTCCTGCCACAGTTGACCTCGCATTACCTTCACATGTTCTGAACGATACAAGCTGGGCAATAATTAAGCAGATGTCTGACGCTGGCGAGGGTGCAAACTTCTGGGCTGTCGGCGACTGCAAGGAAGTGACCATGAACGGCAAAGTCTCTGATGGTCTTACTCTTACGAATTACACCACCTGGGTATTTATCATTGGTTTTAATCATAACGCCGAGCGTGAAGGCAACGGTATAGCATTTCAAGGATTTAAGGCAACAAAGAACGGAAAAGATGTGTGTCTTATAGACAGATTTTACAACAGTTCTGTTCCATCAGGTAGCATAGCTTTAAGGATGAACGATTCTAGAACCACTGTTGGTGGATGGAAGTCCTGTAAAATGAGGACGATAGTGATGCCTCTTATCGAAGCTGCGCTTCCAAGTGACCTACAATCTGTACTAAAATCCACTACGATATACACAGATAATACAGGAAACGGAGTTGCCGGTGTCACTCCAACATCGACCGACGACAAAATATACATTCTGACACATTATGAAGTATTTGGCACTGTATCTCCAAATACTACAAATAAGGAAAGTTCTTATTGTAAACAATATGATTATTATGCAGCTGGTAATGATAAGCGCAAATATCGCAGTGATTTACTTGCGAATTCAGTATGGTGGCTTCTACGCTCTCCCAATATTCCAAATGGAGAGATGTTTAGAGCTGTTGATTATGCTGGTAATCCTGACGCATATTATGCGAATTCAAGTGCAGGTGTTGCTCCGTGCTTCAAGGTATAACATATGGATTACATTTGTTTTAACCGTTTTAAGCAAAAGGCTTTGTGCGGTGAAGTAAACATTCCGTATGGTACAAAACTTGATGAAACCAACGATGTAATCAGCCATTGTGGAAATCCCATTTGCTATACAAAAAGCCAAAACGCCTATGGCTATTTCGCAAGGAATGATGATGGTAAAGGCTTGGAGCGTGGGAAGCTGACAGCAGAAATAATTAAACTGCTTAATAACCGCAAAGACGGGAAGTACCAAGACCGATGGGATAGAATTTGGGATGATTTATCCTTGCTGAAATACAAACGCCCTGAACACGATGACTATTGGTTATGGAACTATGATTTTTTCAATGCTTCGATTGAGGAGCTGAACAGAATTAAATCCATGATACTGGAGGTGTGACAATGTATAAAATCAAGGCAGAAGGCAAGGAATACTATTCCGACACCTTGGTATATGTGAAGAAGGCTCCTAATGGGTGCTATGTTCCTTGTTTGGCAGAGGAAGCGGAGTATGTTGTCGGAAAAGTACCCGAAGATACCATCTTTGAAAACGCAGAGGTAGAAAATTTCGATGGTGGTTCTATGGCATCCGATATGCAGGAAGCCTTAAATATTATGGGGGTGAACTAAATGGGCTACTACACCGAAAAAGCCAAAGAAATAAAAGCAAAGCAGGAAGCAGAACTGGAACAGCTGAAAGCAGCTCTTCAAACCCTTGGCGTAGAAACTGAAGAAAAGGAGGGAACAGCCAATGCGGAATGACATCTTAGAGCAGGCGCAGGAAATCCGGACGAGCATTGACAGCGTGACCGTTGCTTTGGCGGACGCTGATGCAGCAAAGAACCCCATGTTGTTCCTGCCATGGGAGACTGATACCAAGTATGCGGTGGGTGAACGCAGACGGCACGATGGCAAAGTATACAAGTGCTTGCAAGCACACACCTCACAAGCAGATTGGATGCCTCCTGTTGTTCCTGCTCTGTGGGTAGTCGTCAATGTCAGTTCTCCCGGCACGATTGACGACCCCATCCCGGCATCGAGGGGCATGGAGTACGAATACGGCAAATACTACCTCGACCCGGAGGACAGCAAAACCTACCTCTGCAAGCGTTTGAATGAAACAGGCACCATCGTGCTGTATTACCTGCCGCATGAGCTTATAGGGCAGTATTTTGAGGAGGTAACCTAATGGATATTTTCCTCCCCAAAGATGTGCATGAAGAATTCGCCAGGCGCATGGAGGATGAAAACCGGCGGCAGAACCACCGGATTGACAACCTAGAAAACAGCGTGAAAGCCTTTGGCGAGATCGCCAACAGTGTAAACCGCTTGGCCACCAACATGGAGACCATGACAACCGAATTAAGCCGACAGGGCGAACGCCTTGAGACGCTGGAAAGAAAGCCGGGGGACAACTGGAACGCTGTCCTCCGGTCTATTTTAACCGGTATCGGCGCAGCTATTGCTGTTGCCGTTGTCGCTGTAATCGCTAATAACCTCGTAAAGTAAAGGAGAATGGAAATGAACGAATTTGTAACTTGGGCTTCCCTTGGCACTTATGCAGGTGCAGTCATGATGGTCACCATCATCACCCAGTTTTTGAAGCAGACCCCTCTCAAGAACATCAACACCCAGCTGCTTGCTTACATCATCTCTGTGGCCATCCTCATCGGAGCCGAAGCCTTTAACGGCTCTGCTCTGACGGTACAGGGCGTGGTGCTGTGCCTGCTGAACGCTGTTATTGTCGCTTTGGCTGCTAATGGTACATATGACGCAGCCACCACCGGCATGGTGAAAAAGGTCAAAGAGGAGGAATTCCCTCTTGAGGAGGTGGTGAAAGATGCCTAAAGTGTATCTTTCCCCAGAACGCAGACCGGCTCCCCATGCTCCGTACTACGGCTTCCCCGGCGTTTATGAGCATGATGTGTGTGTAGAGATCGGCGCTTATTGCGCCGAGGCTCTCACCCGCTGCGGGTTTGATGTGATGGTCGCATCCCCCAACAAGACGATGCAGGAGCGAGTAGCCGAAAGCATCGCTTGGAAATCCAACCTCCACATGCCCATCCACACCAATGCAAGCACGGCCACCCTGAAAGAAGGGACTGCACAGGGGCCGACCGTCCTGCGCTACGGCAGAGCCGGAGGCATCAGCGACCGGGCCTGCCAAATGGTCTACCGCAGACTGATGGAGATTTACCCCCGGAACACCCACCGAGGGGTCTACCAAAAGGACGAGTTTTACGAGATCGGCAGAACTCCCATGCTGTCGATCTATCCCGAAATCGCATTCCATGATAACGGGCAGGATGCTATTTGGATTGTGCAAAACAAAAAGCGCATTGCCGAGGCACTCTGCAAAGGTGTATGCGACTGGTTCGGCGTTGCCTACAAAGAGGAAGAAAAACCGCAGACAGATTATGATAAGCTGGTCGCCGAGCTGGAAGAAATCAAAGAAAAATACAGAACCGAACACGCCAGCGCGCAGGCGCTGCGTGGGAGAATTTTAGCCGCCATCGAACAGTACGATACGGTGGCAAAATAACTCACTTTGCAACTCACTTTTGTTCCGAAAGTGAGTTTTTCATGCTTTTTTCAGCGGAATGAAAGTCGGAAAAACCGCTTGATTCCTACACTTTACGGCAATAACATAATTTTGCGTGTGGGTTCAAATCCCTCCATCTCCGCCACAAGAAAAGCCCAGTTTCAAGCGAAAACTGGGCTTTTTCTTTTTCCTTGTAACTCACAAAATAACTCACTTTTATTCCTGCGTAGCCAAAATACCGCCGAAAACATCATCAAGAGCGCTTGTTATCTGCTTTTCCATTCCGGCAACAGCGTGCCCGTAAACCCCGAATGTATCCATGCTCTTGGAATGCCCGACCAGCTGCTTTACCCAACCCTCCGGCAGCGCTTGTGCCATTGAGACAAATGTGTGCCGCAGCTCATAAGGCGTTGTCTGTGGGATATCATTTGCTTCACAATACCTTTTCCAGCTTCTGCGGTAGTGCTCTCCCCTCTTTACATCAAAGAGATACAGCCCGTTTGATTGGGCGAGCTGGTTCTTCAAAACCTCCTTGCCCATCTCGCCGACGAAAACGGCGCGTACAGCGTTTTCGTTTTTGCCTGTAGTGATTTCGTCGTATTCGTTTATGGAGCGTCTGACGATGATTTTCCCCGTTTCTAAATCAATATCATTGCGCATCAAGCCGCGCAGCTCTCCGGGGCGCAGACCGGTAAGGACTTCAAGGCGGTAAGCATTCACCAACGGGTCGACTATGCGCTTATTATAAAGCGTTGTCGTATCTTCGGAAAAAAGTTTAATGACATGCTCCGGCTGCAAGATGTTCTTCCTGCTTGCCCTCGCGCTTTTGGGGATAGCTATATCCTCCGGAGTGTAATTGCTCACTTTCGCTTTGCGGAGATATTTGCAGAAAGAGGTAAGATCTGCTTTTATGTTGTTGAGAGTCTTTTTGGATAGCTGCCCCTCTTGATACGCATGGTCAACCACGCGCTGCAGCACGGCGTCTGAAAGTGCAGATACTTTCATGTGCCCGATCTGCGGGTCTATCCACTTCCGCCACCGTGCGTCGACTGGACGCCAGTTACTTATTGTTGTATGCGTTTTCAGCTGCTCCATATAGCTTTCGTGCAGCTCTGACAGGCGCAGCTTGGTTCCACTGATGCCAGAGGACAACCATTCATCAGCCTTGCGATTTGCTTCCCGCTGCCCTTCCCGTCCGGGCCTGCTGCTGGTAAATGTTTTTCTCACGCCGTCCTTTTGCACGGCTATTTGCCAGCGACCTTGCTTTTCCAACCATTTTGCAGTATTCGTTCTCTCTTTCATGTTATCCTCCTGCAATTAACCGCCCTCGTTTCCGGGGGCGGTGCTTTTATTTATAAGTGATAAGAGTATGGAATCCAGTTCTATTTCCAGTTAGACCTTGCCCAGCCATAGAGTTCATGACTACACTTATTATTTCGTATCCATCGTTCTGCATACTTGAAATTATGTTATCAATTTCTGTGGTATATTTATCATCGCAGTCCAAGTTTTGATTTCCAAGCTTCGAGAAACTATTCACCATTGCAACATGGATTTTCCCGTCATGCTTTAGGTATTGTTTCATCCGATCATACGCAAAGCTTGATTGATTCTCTTGCCCTTTTGTAAATACGCCCATATTTTTTCCTCCAAGTCCCGATTATTGTACACTTAATGGTGTACTATTATATTTGGAAAGAACATTTGTTCTTAATCCCGAATTAAACCGTAGTTCAGGTTATTTGCATCGATTAGGACGAGGTATAAAATCATCATCGCCAGCAGGACAA